CCTTCACCTTCTCCGCCTTCGGTATTTAATACGTCGGCATAGTCCGCCTTCGTATTGTCGTCCAGCTGATCTTGGTTATCCTGGAGGAATTTCTTTTCTTCCTCGGTCAAGTCAGCTTTGTTTTTTTGTAGTATTTCTTGGATGTTCATATTTCCTGACTCATTATTTTTTATTATGCCATTTTCGTTAAAAACGACCGCCTGCATTTCTTTGAAGTAGGGCTTGTTGGTTAATGCCCCACCTACCAGGACGTTCCGGTATGTCTCCCTGGTCTCGGGATCCTCATAAACTTGGAAGAATTCCGGCGAGAAATATTTGTATTGTTTTGTCTTTAAAAGGTCCTCGCCGACCACGGTCCATTCGATCTTGGCGAATAGACCCTCGCTCCCTCTGTCTATTAGTTCCCGGATCCAGCCGACAGCCGGTTTTTCGTCCATGCTTTCGTGTCCTTCCGTGATTGGAATTTCTTTCCGGATTCCGGCGTCGAAGTTTTTCTTGAATTCGGCGATGTCTTTGTCCCGGATCACGATCTCTCCGTAGATAGGGTGGTCCCATTCTCCGGTGGGCAGTATTTGGATCTCCTCCGGGAGTTCGGCGCCTTGCTCCGCAAATTCCAGCTGGAAGAACATTGGTACCCCGCGCAGTTTTTCGTTTATTCCTTGTTGGTCGCTCCCTTCTTGTTTGGCGGCCTCGAAGGAACCGTCGCGGGATTGGCAGTCTGATTTTGCCGCGTTCGAGGTCCATTCGTCTTTGGGATAGCGAACGGATTGTAGCTCACTTTTTCCGTCCTTAATCCCATAGATAAAGTCGAGGCGTTTGCCGTCCTTTTCGGCGGCGTTGTTTTGCCTCCTGAATTTATCATACTTGTTTGGACTCTCGACTCGGCAGGCGTGTTCGTTTGGATATGGCATATTGCTTGTATTTTAACATTGGGCTATATAGCCGTCAATTTATTTATTTTTGTCAAGGTATTTTCTGGCCAACGAATTCTTTTTTGTCATCGGTTTTTTCGGTTGGGCCAAATTATTGACCGCGTCTCCGAATCGATCTCTAATGGACTTAGGTACACCATCAATTTCCGGTTTCTGTTCTTCGTCTTTTAGGATCTCTACCCAGATACCCCGGCAGTTGGCGTGAAATACTGTATTCCGGGCGAATGTATCGTCCAGCTCCACGACGCGGCCGTCCACTGATAGGCAATAATTGCATGTTCTTCGGTCCAGGACTTCACTTCTTTGCAGAGCGTGTATTTGATCTCTATTTTCTTGGAATGTTGTTCTTCGACCGTTGTTCACATATCCGGCCACGGTTATGTCGGCGGTGTCGGCGACGATCTGGTCGGCTTTTTTCTTGACCCTTTTTTCCACGTTCCCCAGAGTTTCCGCCTTACTCTCTCCCTGAGCCAGGGCTTGGGCCGCATGCAGTTTCGCTTCAGTGGTCAGCTCGGACAGGTGTCTAGTCGCTATTGCTCCGGCCGCTATATCAATGTTCCGGGTGATATCTTTCGGGGTGGACGGCACTTTGACGCTCATTTCTCCGGCGGCACTTCCTTTACCGAATTGGTAAGATTTGTGCATGGCGTCCTTTATTGCTTGCTTGTATTTTGTCTTGGCCCGCATGGCCGTTTTTTCGACTCTCTCCAGGTCTTCGTCTTGGATCGCTTTGGACAAGGTTTTCATAAAGTCTCGGCGTTCCTTGTCCAGGATCGCTCTCATTTTTTTGTCCACTTCGGAGGTTACTTCGTCGATCTTGTCCTCCAGCTTTTTGAAGTCTATTTTTCTTTCCGCAAAGGTCAGGGGCCTCCAGGACTTGAATTCCTCGTTCTCTTGGAATTTCTGCCGTTGCACTTTGTTCATTTGACTCTTGAGCGCGTCGTGTGCTTCTCGGAGCATTTCATTCTTGGAGTTCTTGGTCTTTTCGATCTTGTCCCGGATCCAGTTGACCTGTTCACCCTTTTTGATCGTGGCCACTTTCCTGGCTATACTACCTTCTATTTCGTCCTGGGTTATCAGGTCTTTTTTTTTATTCTTTTTGAGTTCGGAGAGTCCCAGTTCCTCCTCCTCGTCTTCTTCCTCTGATTCCTCCGGTTCATTCTTCTTCGGCTCATTCTTCTTTGGTTGGTCGACATCCGGTTCTTCTTCCTCCTCTCTCTCCGGGAGGGATAGCAATTCTCGGAAGTATTGCTCGTCGTTCTCTCCCGGGGTGACGCCTCCGGCCCGGGCCAGAGTTTCGTAAGCGGAGGCGATCTTCTCGACGTCGGTCTTGGTGATGTCGTTGTAGTTTATCTCTGGGTATCTCTCGACGTTGGAATAATTCAAATCGACCAGTTGGGGGATGGCGTACTTGTTCACCACATCCACTATGTTGTTTGCCACCGCCTCCACGCTTTGGAGGAACAGGTCTGATTGGTCCTCTGATAATGCCCGGCTTCCGGAGCTGGTGGCACCGAGTTCTAAAAATTGGGCCAGGACGCCTTTGGTTATTTCTCGGTTGTGGTGGCTTATGCTGTCCTTGGGGTCTCTGGTCTGATTGCCTTTCATCTCGGCGAATCCTATCTCCATGTTGTCCGGCTCGAGTATATAGGCCTGTTCGTGGGCGCGCATGTTCTGGAGAATGCTCTCGGCCCGGTTCCAGTCATCCTCGCTGTATCCTTCCGGGAGCTTTGCCTTCGGAATTCCGACTCCTTGTCGCTCGAATGCTATGGCGTCGATCTTATAAAAATTGTTTTTAATATACCAATGCTTATATGCGCTTCGGAGCATGCTGGTTCCCCACCAGTCGTCTCCCTCCATTTCGTTTATAAAAATGAGCAGTTTCTCTATGGGAATGCTCGGGGTTTCTCCGTTGGGGAGCATTTGTTGGATCCCGTCCTTGCCGTTCTTGGTCTGCCAGAGATATATACTCTTGGGAAGTCGGGGGGCGAATTTCTTCCAAGTGATGTAATCCTTGCCTTCCCATTGCTTGACTTTGAAGACCTTTTCAAAGGCCATCACTCCAAAGTCGAGCGACAGGAGCGCTTGCCGGATAAAATCGTCAAAGGTCAAGCTCTGCCACTCAAATAATGACTTTTCCACGAATTCTCGGATCTCCTCGTCTTTGTCGTCTTCTCCTCCGGCTTGAATAAACCAGTTAGCTCGCCTTATTGGTAGCTTGACCGCCATTAAGGCGGCGCGGACCGTGCCGTCGCTTCGACGCATTTCGTCATATATATCAATGCCGGACCTTCCTTGAAGTTCCGGCAAGTACTCCTCTTGGACAATCCCGTTGATAAAATTGGTCCCGGTTCCTCCCAGCTCTTTTCCGGGGCGAGGGGTTTTTTCGGCCTTTTGGTTTGTGGCCGCTCCCTCAATCTTGTCCGGGGATTTTTTTATTTCGATTCCGAAGGGTAATTTCATATTGTGTATATTATAGTATTAAAATCGCTTTTGACGCAAACCTCCGGTGATTGGTTTGGTCTCCTCTCCCCCGCCGTGGCTCTTGAATTTCTCGTCTCCTCGCCCCAGTTTCCAGTGGAGTAGGGCACACATAGTGGCGTCCGGGATGTGGTCGTCTTTCTTTTCTGGTTTATCGGATCCTTCTTTGTATCGGTATCGTTTGTGTTGCCATATGGCTGTTTGGTGGTTTTTCGGTATCCGGAGGAGGTGTCTTTGAAAATAGGCCCGGTAATTTCCGAGCATGCCGTGTTCCGTGTGATCTCCTTTTTCCTTTCCGAAGTTCACCTCTATCACTTTGCAGGGCAGGTTCGCTTTTTTGATTGCTTGTCGGAGGGCGTCGTTTTCAAACTTTCCGGCGCTGTCCGCGTAGATAAACCTGGCGCCTCTTTCCTTTATCTTTTCGATCATGTCTTCGACGATCGTCTCCAGCCTCACTTGGGTATAGTTCTTGTTGTCCAGTTGGACTGCTATGTTGCTGTGGTATCTCATTAGCTCGACCACGCTTGTCATGCTCGAGAATCCCCAGTCGATTCCTATCACGATTTCGGCTCCTTTTTGGTAATTGTAGCACGTTTCCTGGGTTGGTTCAAAGGTGCAGGCGTCCACGTCCTCCGGATCGTTGATCAGTCCGGTGGCGCTCGGTCGGCTTCCCATGTATTCGACCTCGAACCAGTCGTCGCTCATCCTTTCTCTCCAGGCCTGTATCACGTTGTCTATCGGTATCCATCCCTCCGGATCTCCGGTCCGGCCGTTGGCCTTGGCCTTGAGTTTGTGGAGGTCCGGGATCTCCCGGTTGAGCTGTTTGTCGTTCCAAATCGACGGATCGAATGGCGTTACTACGTCGAATACGTCCCAGCTGAATCTTTGGTATCCGAGTTCCTCCGCTCGGTCCCAGATCTCTTGAAATACCCCGAATACTTTGTGGAATGTGCTGGTCATGACTATCAACGGATCCGGGCTTGTGTCGACCATTGGGAGGGCCGCCAGGACGTATTCGTCCTTGGTTTCGCATACCTCGTCGGCGAATAAAATGTCCGGATGTGGTCCTCGGATCTGTTTCAGGGAAGCGGCCACCGCTTTGAAAACCGCTTCGTTTTCGTTCTTGGTCTGTTGTATCTGTGGCTCTTTCGGGAGCGAGTTCAAAATGACCGGATCCATGTAGCAGTGGTCTTGAAAGTAATTATATACCACCTTGGCCTGCTCCAGGGATCCTCCCATGTCGACTATGTCTTTATCTCTAAAAAACCACAAAGCAAATCCGAGCGCGCCCAGGATCCTGCTCTTGCCTCCTCCCCTCGGAGCTTTGATAATAAAGCGACGCTTTTTCTTCTTCCAGATCTGGGCGAATATCTTTCTTATTTTTTTCGGGAATAATATTTGATCGTCAAAAGTTTTTAGGAATGTAATCGGCTTCTCTCCATATCTTTCCCGGATCGTCGTGGCGTCATTTGCCACTATCGTCTTCAGGGTTTCCCTCGGATCTACGTTTGTTTCTTTCTTCGAGGGTGACGTCTGAGAGTAATTGGGCGAGTGTGTCATAATATTGTTTTTGTTTATCTTCAGATAATCTGGTTATGAGTTGCCGGATGTCGTCCTCGGCGAACCGCTCCGGCATGTTCTCTATCACTTGTTTCTTGTCCCATCCTTCAAAATAGGCCAGCCACAGCTCGACCTCTTGGGCCATTCCGTATTTGACCGCTCTTTTATATAATCCCGCGAGCACATCCGGGGTTCGGACCTTGCCCCACTTGTGGCTCCGGGCGTTCACCTTTTGCCAGAAGTCCTCTCTTTTCTTCCATTCCACTAAGGTGGAGGCGTGGAGGTTATAATACTGAGCGAATTCCTTTTGTGTTTCGATTCCGAATTCTCTCTTTTCCGGGGAGGGCATTGCTATCCACCTGACGAATTCCATGTACTCGGTCAGCTTGTTCATGCTCTTGGTGTCTTCGTTCCTTTGCTGTTTCTTGCC